CCACTTTTAAAGCGCTATGATAGAAAGATTTAAAAATATATTTACAGGATTAGAACGTGCACATGGTGTCACTATTGTAGAAGACACAAATGGTAATGGCACAAAGATAAAAGGTAAGTCGTTTGTAAAACGTCAACCAGTCACTGATGAACTCTGGCAGAAACATTTAGATGGTAAAGAAAATTTAGGTATCATACCTATTAATGATGACAACCAATGTAGGTGGGGTTGCATAGATATAGATTCTTATGCAGGTTTTGATCACAAAAAATTAATAAATAAAATAACAAACATGAAACTACCTTTGATCGTTTGTAGATCAAAGTCTGGTGGAGCACATGTATTTTTATTTACGTCTGATTATGTTGCCGCAAAAACAATGCGAGATAAATTAGTACAGATAAGAGCAGTGTTAGGTTATGGTAATTCAGAAATATTTCCAAAACAAACAGAATTAAAATCGCAAGATGATACAGGAAATTTTCTTAACTTGCCATACTTTAATTATAAGAATTCTGTAAGATATGCATTTAAAGAAAATGGCGAAGCTGCTACACTAGAAAGTTTTTTTGAATTACAAGAAAGATATAAACAAAATGATATTAACACAATAGAAGTTAAAAGACCTGAAACAAAATATTCTGATGGACCACCATGTATTGAGTTGATGTCAGAAAATAAAATAGGTGAAGGTGGTAGAAATAATGCGTTGTTTCATTATGGTGTATACGCAAAACAAAAATGGCCGGACGGATGGAAATCTAAACTGGTTGTGTTTAACGAAACTGCGATGGAAAAACCATTATCTGATTCTGAGGTAGATATTGTTGTAAAACAGCACGATAAAAAAGATTGGGGATACAAATGTAATGATCAACCAATGTGTAGTTTATGTGACAAGACACTTTGTAGATCTAGAAAGTTTGGTATTGGACAAGAAGTATTGTTTCCTAATTTAACAGATTTGCAGGTAATAGATCTTGAAGATCCATATTATTATTTAAATGTGGACGGTGAGAGATTAAAATTAGAGAGCGTAAAACATTTAAGACAACAAAGTTTATTTCAAGAAGCATGTATGGTGCAGTTAAAAAATAGACCACCAACATTAAAAGAAAAAGACTGGGTGCATATAACTAACATATTGTTAAACAATGCAGAGGTCACAGAGCCTGCAGCGGGTTTGCGAACAGAGGACCAGTTGCAAAACCATTTACAAGAGTATTGTTTAAATAGAACACAATTAGATTCTAAAGAAGATTTACCAAGAGGTGGCACATGGACTAATAATGGTTATCATCATTTTGTATTTGATAAATTTTATCACAATCATTTAATGCGTAAACGTTGGGATCTTGGATACTCACGAACAGCTGAAATGTTAAGAGAAAAATGTGGTTGTGTAGACAAACGAATAGGTAAAAATAAATTATCTGTATATGTAGTAGAAGAGTTTGAAAAGAAAACTGAGGAGTACAAACAAAAACAATTAAAAGAAGAGGCACCATACTAATGAAAACTATTGTATTGGGACCACCAGGAACAGGTAAAACAACTACGTTACTAAACAAAGTAGATGATTATCTTAAAAATACAGACCCTGATAAGGTTGGATATTTTGCATTTACACAGAAAGCTGCGTACGAGGCAAGAGACAGAGCCATAAAGAAATTTAATTTAGATGAGGACGACCTACCATATTTTAGAACACTACACTCACTAGCATTTAGAAGATTAGGAATTAAAAAAGAAAATGTCATGCAACGTAGACATTACCAAGATTTTGGTAGAAGAGTAAAAGAAGAAATTAATTATGCAGATTATGAAAACGATCACAATGGAATCTTTACATCGGATAGTGAATATTTACGAATAGTAAACCTTGCAATATTAAAAGGTATAACAGCAGAGCAGCAGTATAATTTAAACGAACACAACCAAGACTTAGAATTAGATAAATTAAAAATTATATCAAATGAACTACGACGATATAAGAAAGAACACAATCTTATAGACTTTAATGACATGATATTAGAATTTACAAAATCAGATATAGCGGTGCCAAAGTTTGATGTTGTATTTATAGATGAAGCACAAGACTTATCAAGAATGCAATGGGATATGGCAAAAGCTATATGGCAAAAAACAACAGATTCTTTTATTGCAGGTGATGATGACCAAGCAATATTTAGATGGGCGGGGGCAGATGTGGACTCTTTCATAGCGCAAGAAGGACAGATGCTGCCCTTGCAACAATCATATCGAATACCTGCAAAAGTGCATGGACTCGCTATGGGTATTATAAATAAAATTAAAACAAGAATAAATAAATCTTGGAATCCAAAAATTCACGAAGGCTCTCTTTCTAAGTATGATGACTTTGAAGACATCAACATGTCATCGGGCGAATGGTTGGTTCTAGCTAGAACTAAATATATGTTAGATAAACTAGAACCAACACTTTATGAAAATGGATACTATTACAATAATAAATTTAAAAAACAAAAAGAACACACACTACACATGGCAGCATTAGATTGGGAAAATGCAAGAAAAGGTGCACCATTATCTTATGATCAAGTCATGAGAATATATGGATACATGAACGTTGATAAGAACAAATTAAAATCAATGACCAAAGATGGTATGTACGACATAGCAACATTAAAGAGAGATTATAATTTAAAAACAGACGCTGTTTGGTTTGAAGCGTTTAACACAGCCCCAAGACGAGAAGTAAATTATTTAAAACAAATGAGAAGAAGAGGAGAGAAGTTAAATCAGGCACCGCGTATAACTTTATCTACAATACATGGTGCAAAAGGTGGTGAAGCAGAAAATGTTGTACTGCTCACTGATCTTAGTTTTAACACAATGAGAAGCTATGAAAAAAATCCTGATGATGAGAATAGATTGTTCTATGTTGGTGCAACAAGGACCAAGGAACATTTACACATTATTAGGCCACAACAAGATAACAAAGGATATGATCTATGACAAACAAAGATATGTTTAAAGGAACAACTTATAATTCTTTAGAAGAGCAGGTAGGAGGCAAGCACTATCGCTCGATGAAAATTCAACCTGCAGAGTTTATAAACGAGAACAAGTTGCTTTTTGCGGAGGGGAATGCTATAAAGTATATTTGCAGGCACTCTGTAAAAGGGAAGGAAGAAGATATTAAGAAAGCAATTCATTATTTAGAAATGATACTAGAGAGAGATTACTCATGATACAAAAACCAATATTTAGTCCACAGGTAGAGTGGCTACCACCAACAGAGTTTCCTGATTTATCTAAGTATGATGAGATAGCGATTGACTTAGAAACAAAAGATCCAGAACTAAAAACTATGGGCTCTGGCTCTGTTACAGGCAGAGGACACATTGTTGGTATAGCTGTTGCTGTCCATGATTGGGCAGGATACTACCCTATAAAACATGAAGGTGGTGGTAACATGGATCATGGAATGGTCACAAGATGGTTGCAAGCTGTATTAAAAACACCTGCAGACAAGATATTTCATAATGCTATGTATGATGTATGTTTTTTAAGGGCTGAAAGATTTGAAATACAAGGTCGTATAATAGATACCATGATTGCTGGCTCTCTCGTGGACGAGAATCGCTTTCGTTATGATTTAGGTAGTATGGGTCGTGATTATGTTGGAAGAGGCAAAAACGAGGCTGTATTGGCTGAAACAGCAAAAGAATGGGGTATAGATGCTAAATCAGAGATGTATAAACTACCTGCTATGTATGTGGGTGCATATGCTGAAGCAGACGCACAACTAACATTAGATCTCTGGCAAGAGATGAAGAAAGAAATTATTAACCAAGATATAGAAGATATATTTAAATTAGAAACTGAACTTTTTCCTTGCCTAGTCGATATGCGTTTTTTAGGTGTGCGTGTAGATACCCAAGCAGCATTTGAATTGAAGAACAAATTATTAAAAGAAGAAAAAGAATGCCTACACATAGTGCAAAAAGAAACAGGAGTAGATACTCAAATATGGGCTGCACGTTCCATTGCGCAAGTCTTTGAAAAACTGCACCTACCATTTGACCGAACTGAAAAAACAAATTCTCCATCATTTACTAAAAACTTTTTACAAAACCATCCTCACCCGATAGTTCAAAAGATTGCACGTGCAAGGGAAATAAACAAAGCACATACAACATTTATTGATACCATAATTAAACACGAACATCTAGGACGAATATATGCTGAAATAAACCAACTTCGATCTGATAGTGGTGGCACAGTAACCGGTAGATTTAGTTATGCTAATCCAAACTTACAGCAGATCCCTGCACGAAACAAGGAACTCGGACCAATGATTAGATCATTGTTTATACCAGAACATAATTGTAAGTGGGGTGTATTTGATTACTCACAACAAGAACCAAGACTGGTTGTGCACTACGCTGCACTACAAAATATGTATTCAGTAGGAGACGTATTAGATGCATACAACGATGGTGATGCAGACTTTCACAAGATTGTAGCAGAGATGGCTAACATACCAAGAGAACAAGCAAAGACAATTAATTTAGGTTTGTTTTATGGTATGGGTAAAAATAAGCTACAAGCAGAGTTAGGTGTTAATAAAGAAAAAGCACAAGAATTATTTAGACAGTATCATTCACGTGTACCATTTGTAAAACAATTAATGGATAGTGTTATGTCTAGAGCACAAGACAGAGGTCGTGTAAGAACTTTACTTGGTAGATTATGTAGGTTTCATTTATGGGAGCCTAATCAATTTGGTATACATAAACCATTACCACACGATGCAGCACTCGCGGAACACGGACCAGGGATTAGAAGAGCATACACATACAAAGCTTTGAACAGATTAATACAAGGATCAGCGGCTGACATGACAAAAAAAGCTATGATAGATTTATATAAAGAAGGCATCACACCGCATATACAAGTGCATGATGAACTTGATATATCTGTTGAATCTGAAGCACATGCTGATAAGATAAAAGAAATTATGGAAGGGGCTGTTGCTCTTGAAGTGCCAAACAAAGTAGACTACGAGTCAGGCACAAACTGGGGTAACATTAAATGATATATGGCTTATTTAAATGCAAACATACCACCAACTTATGCACAAATAAGAAGAGAGTATCTTTATGATCTTAAAAAACATCATGGAGAAGTTGAAGACTGCATTGTCTTTGGTATTAGTGCTCTTACAGGTCGTAGCATTTTATTTCATGCTATTATGGAAAATGGTGCAATCTTTTATAGACTACCTATTACGGCGTTCATTCAAAGAGGATTTAAACCCGAAGATGTACCCATACGAAGACTTGATGAACTTCAGCTCTGGAATTGTTTTAGTTATTATCCTTCTGTTCATTCTTGGGACATTTTAGAATCACAAGCCGGTAAGTATATCGGAAAAGATAAAAAATGGCACCCAGGAAAATATTTATTTACTATTGACTTTGCACATCCAGAACCTAATATACTCGACACTGATCATTCAGAGATTCCGCACGAGCATAAGTGCGCTCACATTATTGCATTAGACGATGGCAATTTTGCAGCACAACCTAACAATAGATGTATATGGGATATACCTTCTTTCACGGTGAAAGATGAAACTCCTGATTGGAAAGTGCAGACTTCTGAGTGGAATGTAGAAGATAGTAGAGCATGGCGGACAGAAGATACCGACAAGTTCTTCTATGAAATAGAGGAAAA